TGGTAAGTATGTCCGATTTAATAGAAAAGGGTATAAATAAATTTATGATGACATTTGGAGATTCATTGTCTATGATTGGAACTACGCTTATTAGTGTTGTCGTTCCTGCATTGGGTGCGATGCTCACGGTAGTGGGATTGATATTACTTCCTATAACTGGTATTGCATCAGCGTTCAATTTTATTAATGATGTTCTTGGTGGAATGCCAGCATTGTTTTTAGGTGCTGTTGCTGGAGTATACGGTCTTGTGTCTGCTGTTAGAGCCTTGAAAGGAATAACAGCTTTAACAGCTGTATTTCAGATATTTTCGAATGCATTTGAAAAACTGAACAATCCAATTGGAGCAGGCATACTTGCAGCTGCATCTGTATTGGGAATGTTTACCTTGGCCACTAAAGCAATGAATGTTGGTGATATGCATGTTGGTGGTGGTGGAGCCACAATAATGACTTCAGGTACAAGTGGTGGTATTTTTAATACTCGAGCTGACGATGAAGTCAATGTAGGTCCAAAAGGATTTATGGCACAGGCAGTTACAAATGGAATGTTACAAGTTGCAAGTATGCAACAACAAGGAAGTGGTGAGGTTGCAGGAGCACTCAATAGACTTGAGAGTGGACAGAAACAAAGACACTTAGAGGCACAAACTTCTCGTGGTGTATTGACAGACCAAACAAAACGAAACAGACCAGGTGAGGTGACAATAGCATAATGGCACTCAAGGACTTAAAATCAGATTTAGGAAGAATATCCACGGTAGATTTTATATCAAATACCGTGAATGATGGTTTTATCAAGAATGATAATTCACGAGACACGAGTCGTTTCAAAGGTGTTGCTGGTCAATCCTATGGATATCCAAACTATAGTGGATTGGGATTGGGACTAATTAGTTCAGTAGACTTTTTTCCAAATGTAGATGCAAATGGATTTAGTCAAAGATTTGTAGATAGAGATGCCAGTAAATTTCAAGGTATCAAAATAAAAGGAGAGGACTATACATATTCATATCCAAATAATTATGGTATGAATTTGGGATATACAGACGAGGTAACCACAGTAGATTTCTTATCAGGTCGTAGTGGAGAGTGGGGTTCAAACACCTTACCAAACGGATTTACAAAAACTTTCAATAGTAAGTATAGTTCACAATTAGTAAATGATGGTAATACTTTTCCATATAATGTAATCTCACCTAAATCGTGGGATATAGATGAAACCACAAACTCATCTGCATTTACTTTCAAGACTCGTTCACAATTACAAGATAGTGGATTACTATATATTCCAGATTCAACTGGTGGGCCCTTACCCACTAATACAAATCCATATTTAGATATTTTGGGAGACTTACAATTTAGTAATTGGAAATCACAACATAATAAACTTGGATATGGAAAAGATTTACCAAATGGGGAGTTTTCAGGTTTACCATTTATTGTTAGAAATATAGGTCAGAGGTGGGATGGTAATAGTTATCCAACCATAGGATTTTCTGGAGATTTCTTCAGAGGTGGAGTGATGACACGAATTGGTAGACAAGATTCTGATTTTGTTAGATTGAGTGCGGTAACACAAAGGAGTAATTTTATAGGTAATAATTCTATATTACAATCTCTAAATTTACGACAAGAAACTCGTGTTATGGCATTACCAAAAATTTTATTGTCCGCAACAACAGATGCGGCATACACTCGACACACCGATGTTAGTAAAGGTGTAGACTTTTTTAAGAAAGCTTTAGATGCATTTAGTGCTGCAGGTGGTGGAACTTCAGAACTACCAACAACTGGTGCAGAGGCTAGTATATTCAATCAAAATGTTAGTGACCTTGAAATTGCAAGAAATACACAAGTCACGAGTCATGCACAATCTGCACTAAATAATAATAGACTACAACAGGCACAAAACAGAACTAAATTTGGTTCTTCTATGTCTTCATTTTTTGATAATACAAAAACTACTACTAATAGAACATTACCACCTTTATTCACACCATCAAGAGCAAGTATCAATGATTTCTTAATTAGTAACGATAATGACCCTAATCTACCAGAGTTTGCTAGATTGGGTGATGGTATAGGTGCATTACCTAATCTTGGTCCTTCAAGAGTTATAGGACCAGGTGCTATGACAGATGGTGTGGGGTTGAATGTTATCTCCAATACACAACAAGAAGCTAATTTAAAATTTGGTCAAGTAAATACTGATAATTTTGGTGCAAGTTTGGCACCATATAGTGCACAAAATGGAGTTCTTGATTGGGGACTAAGTACGAGACATCAATTCTCACCAGGTACTCCAAGTCGTATACTTCAAGGTCCTGATGGGGCATATGAAAATAATATTCCAGTTTCATATTTGGCAAAACATACTCACGAAGAGAATTTTGCACTTGGTGTTTATACCACAGGAACAGATGATTATTTGAGTAATTGGATGGATAATCAAATGGCAAGTGCAGATGGATTGAATACTAAAAAAGATAGACCACCAAATCCAAACGATAGATTGAGTAAGGCATTTTATTCTTTCTTTCACGGAGACCCAACAGAATTCTTGGCAGACAAGTATTATGGGACAAGTGCAATACAAACTTATAATATAGGTGGACAACGAATTCCAATATATAGTTTAGACCAACCAGAAAATGGTGCACCTACTTCTTTTCTTGGTAAACTTTCAAGTGGATTCAAGTCAATGGTGAATAGTATAATGAGTGCAACAATTGCTACACGATTTGAAAACACACGAAATGCTGGTACACTAATGAAATCCAATGTGTTGGGTCGTATGGAAAATTTATATTTTGGTAGTGGAAAGGCCTTTGAATTGGCTGATAATGACTTTTCAACAGTAGATGAGGCAAGAGCTTTTCAAACAAATGATTTGATATTTGGTGGACAAAATGGTTCGTTTAGTAACTTTAGTATGTTTGTAAACGATGAGGGTAGAGTTGAAAACAAATATGGTACAGATACATTAGACTCGGCTGTAGGACATTTTAGAAAGTATGCACCATATGCACAAAATGCTTCATCAATAGGTCCTACATCAGATTTACAAATGACTGCTGGTTGGGAGATGGAATCAACTATTGATGCAAGTTCTCTATCAAATGCTGAAAAAGATAAATACTTTGAAATGAATGGTGAAGAGATTGATTTATGGTCAGACTTTGGTATACGATATAAACAATCTAAATTGGCAATACCAACAGATAGAGTAAAAACACTAAAAGGAAAATTAGATACTAAGGAGTTGGTCGAGAAACCAAACTCACCATTTTATCCAAAGGTTACAAATGCTGCTAAGAGTCAAGATTTTAGGGTAAGACCTCGTACTGAAACCTCAGATAAAGAACTTCCAGACGGAATTAAACCTCGTTCTTATGCAACATTACATTATGGTATGTTGGGTAGTCGTTATGATTCAGATTTTGAAGATAAGAGTTTTTCATATGAAAAAACAAAGATGAGTCCATCAGAACAGCTAGAGAATCCAGAGGTTATTACTAATCTCGTTGATGACACAACACCAGAAAAAGAAAATAAATTTTTCAATGAAGAACTTCGTAAGAGAACTGATGGTCAAAATAAAGTAAAACTGATAGGTAATCAAGGTAGAACTGATTACAAAGCAGTACACAATGAAGAACTTGGAAAGATATTTGTTGATCCATTTAGTGGTAATGTAGTCAAAAATAATCCATATGTAGACCAAGTAAATGCCTCACCATATGGTGGTAAGTTTGGTGACTATACCATTTATGATAATAATGATGATTTTATACCTTTCAAAATTAGAGATGAGGTAAAGGGTAAGTGGTTGATATTTAGAGCAATATTGAGTGGAATAACTGATAATACCACACCTGAGTTTCAATCAGAACAATACATTGGTAGACCAGATAAAGTGCATGTTTATACAGGTGTACAAAGACAAATAGATTTTACATTTTTGATTTACCCAAAAACAAAACAAGAATTACCAATATTGTGGGAAAAGATAAATTACTTGGTTGGACTTGGATATCCACATTATAATAATAATGATAACAGAATGATTGCACCATTTGTTAGTTTGACAATTGGTGATATGTATGATAAGACACCAGGATATTTTTCTGGTATAAATGTAAGTGTGGATGATGGTTCTACTTGGGAATTAGATGATGGATTGAGAGTTCCAAAGTATATATCTGTTGGTTGTAACTTTACACATATTGGTAGATATAAATTGAGAGCAGATGGTAAACATTTTGATTTACCACACATTCAAGGTATGAGACCTGGTAAGGATAATTTATATCCTGATAGAGGTGGTCAGTTTGAAAGTTTATTTGGAGAAATGGGTGGTAATAAACAAGGTGAACCTTTACAGGCTAGTGAGGTTTCACAACAATCAAATACACCTAATCTAGCAAACTTTTGGAACAATGACCCTAACAGACCAAAAAGATTTTATAATAATGATGGTAAATTAGTTCAAGTTGGTGATACCAAATTAATATAGGTAAGTAATGAGATATAGTAAAACAAGAAAGAGAAAAGCAAAAGGTACAGGACAACTGGTTCAAAAACCTACTTTCTATCCATTGATAGAACCGAGAGATGATGATGTCATTTATCGTCCAAAGTATGGAGAGAGGTTGGATAAACTTGCTGCAGAATATTATGGTAATCCAAGTTATTGGTGGGTCATCTATCAGGCAAATAAAGACTTACTATTCAAAGGAGAGAGAATACTACAACCATATAGTTTTGAAACAAACCCTAATTTTTCACTAAGGATACCACAAAATCTACAACAGATATTGATAAAGTTTGATGATGTAAATCGAGGTTATTAGATATGATAAATCTAAAGAGTATTGATAAACGAGTACAAAATACTTTACTTGAAAAACAACGACAATTATCAGAACACAATCCAATTGGTGGTGGTAATATTTTTTCTCGTGCTGTTTGGTCAAGAGTATCTTCTTTGTTCAATGGTAAGTTGGTTAGTTTTTTTAGTGATAAAGACCCAACCAATATAAATGATTCAAAGACAGATACTGTATATGCATTTTATCGTCCTGATAATTCAAATCAAATATATAAGAGAAAAGTACGAACACTAACTGATGCCGTAAGTGGTGAAACTACACCAAAGTATGAGGAGTCAAGTGCATATTATAGACCAATACCAGGTGTGACATCAATTTCAACTCAGTATGAAGGTGGGTTGAAATCTTTTCGTAAAACAGATTTGAGTTTTATTGTTTGGACATATGATGATATAGCTTTTATGCAAAATTCTTTTATGGCAATAGGAAATTATGTTCTATTAGAATATGGTTGGAATGGGGATATAAATGATACTGCAGGATTCTCTAAACCATTTTTACTTGAAAAACTATTGGGAGAAAATCCATCAATAACAAGTCCAATTAATTTGTTCAACGATGTATTACAAAACTATGCTAGTTATGCACTTGAAATGGAAGGGAATCAAGATGTAATTATGGGTAGGGTTAGTAATTTTGAATACACCACACGAGCAGATGGTGGATTTGATTGTAGTGTTTCATTGACTTCTTCTGGTGCACAATTATTGAAAACTGAATTACCAGATATAGAAACGATAGAGTTTGTTAGTGGTGACAAACAAGATGCAAATAAATTTGATTTAGAAGCTGCAAAATCTGTTGTTACTAATGTAAAAACTTTGATGAACTCATTACCCGAACAATTTGACAAGTTTTATGTTGATGTTATTGCAAAATATTCAAACAAGAAGTTACTAACAAACGCAGATGGACATCAAGGACTTTGGAGTATTATAAAGGATGTGGTAAGTCTTAATGCAGGAATGGATGATACTACATTATCAACATTGATGAATGACTTTACAGATAATATGTCTTGGCACACTTTATTTCACGATGAGAAGTATGATGGTAAAGGTAAATCATCAGAAATAGAAAAGGTATGTGTACCACAAATATATGCACTACACCATACATATAATGTTAGACAGACAGGAAATAATTCTTATGGAGTTGGTTCTTTGAAATTATCAGAACAAGATGGTACAAGTGATGGACTCGGTATGCACTATTATGTTACATTGGGGTGGTTTGAAGATAATGTCCTAAATGGTGCATTGGGTGCATTGAACAGTAAAGGAAATTCAATTTATAAATTTAGGTCTACTGAAAGGTTTAGTCCTGAGTTTATAAAAGAACTTGGACTAGCAGAAAATCCTGACGGATTATATCAAGATTATTTAAAAATTACAAGTGGTAATCACAATATGTCTGATGATTGGATGCCATCCGTTACGATATCAAATAATCCATTTCTAACCACAATGAGACCATTTGTTGGAAAGAATTTTACTTCTGATTCTTCAAAGTATTGTTTTATATTACCTGGTCAAAATTTTGTAAATAGTGGAGATATTAAGAGCGGAACTATGAGATACAATGGTACTGTAAGTCAAGTTAGAGCTATGGATGCACATTTGAAATATATAAATGAAGTTTTCCCATCATTTGCAGTTCAAACTGGATTAGAAAATAACAAACCCACATATGATTATTCACGAGGATATTATAGAAATATTTTAGTTCACATTGAATTGTTGAGAGATGCAGTTTCAAATTCTAAAACAGTTGAAGATGTGTATAAAAATATTTTTAAAAATATGAATCACGACTATGGTGATTTTTGGGACTTGAGTGTTGTACAAGACCCAATTGAACAAGGTAAAATTACCGTTATGGATAGAAATGTAACACACTTGAAAATAAAACAAAGTCAAGATTCAGATACATATTATAGTGATTTATATTCCACACCAAATAGATTATCGACAGATGATTCTCCAGAACCTGGTGAGGTTTATTTTTTCAACATATGGGAAGATAATAGTATAGTAAAAGATTACAAGGTTACTTCAAAGATTCCTGATGAGTTTAAAGTAGCTATGGCATATTCTGGTAGAGATCCAGACGCACATAATCTTGGTCAAGATAAATATTCTCTATTGGGTAGAATAATAAATCAACAAAGTCAAGATTATGTTGAAGAAAAGATTGGTGATATAAATAAAGAAGAGTTTGAAGGAATACTAACAGACTTGGAACAAGGTATGTATACATCAGAAGCTATAAATAAATTCAAATCAAGTGGGAATATTGGTATTCTAATTCCATCAAATGGGAAAGAA